TTAAAACAGCGATCCCTGCCGTCTATCCACAGGGGCTTTGACGCCTGCGGCGGCCAGGATGCGCTCGATCTGGCGTTCGGTCATGTGGTGCTCGGCCGCCAGCTCGCGGGCGGTCTTGTGGGTTTCGTAGGCGCGGGCGATGCGTGCGTTGCGCACGGCGAGGATGGCCCGCTCGGCCTTGGGCAGCGGGAAGTGGTCCTCGGCGCCGTAGACCTCGGCCAGGGCCATGAGGGGCTCGACGCCGATGATCTTGGCGATGGGATGATCCGGCCGCACGCGGGCCGGGATGGGAATGTAGATGCGCAGGCCGCCATAGGCGCGCACCAGGTCGAGCGTGGCCGCGAGCCCGATGATGCGCTCGAAGTCCTGCAGCAGCGGGGGCAGCAGGTCCGAGTCGATGAGGTCGGCCAGGGGGATCATGCGAGGGGTGCAAGCGCCTGGTGAAGACGCTGGAGCGCGTAGATGGAGGCCGGGTAGGCGGTGCCTGAGGTGACGTTCTCCAGCGCTCGCTTGGCGTCGTGTACGGCCGCCATGAGGGCGTCCCGCTCGCGCACCGCCGTCTCAAATGCGGCCTGGCGCAACTCGGCGCGCTGGCGCCACATGCCGATGGCGGCCTGCGCATCGGCGAGTTGCACCAGCGGCGCACCGGGGCCGGACTTGACCGAGGCGCGTTTGTAGCCGTTCTGGGTGTACAGGCGGGCCACGGTGGGCACCAGGGGCACCGGGGGAAGATCAGCCATGGCGAGCCCCCTCTGGCGGGTTGTGCCCACGCTGGTGCATGCAGAAGCACAGCATCGCGTGGGAATCCACGAACTTGCGGAATGCTTCGGGCGGGATGATGGCCGGAACGCCCTCGGCGGACTCGTCGGGAATGGCGGCCAGGTGCAGTTCCGTCATGGCGCGCTTGGCGTCCTGCAGCAGCTCACGCAGCTCATCGACCAGCTCGTCGCTCAGAGTCGCAGGCACGGCCTGGGCTGCACGGCGGTTCCATGCCTCGACCTGTTGCGGATCGTCGAGTGCAAACGCCACCCGCATGAAACCGAAGCAGCCCTCGGTTTTGCATGAGGCGCGAGGGTTGTTTTTGCGCCAGGTAATCTCTAGCGGATTACCGCACCAGGGGCAAGGTTCCAGGCGGGGAGGTGGCAGGGTTGGATCAACGGCCATGGCACGCCCCTTCCTTTTGCGCGGGCTTTTCTGCGAACCGCCGGGGGAACCAGTCGCAATAGGTATCGGATGGTGTGTGCCCGAAGATCATGCAGCACCTGCGTTCATGCACGCAGTCACCGCAGGTCTTGCCACTGGGCAGCTCCATGCAGGTCTTGTCGTTGCACGCCTTATCCGCGCAGCAACCGTGGGAATGCTTCTGCATGCTCATGCTGCACTGCCTTCCTTGGCTTGCGCCCGCTTGGCGCGGTCGAGCATGGCTTTGAGGGCCTCGATCACCTTGGAGGCTTCGAGCGTGGGTAGGAAGTCCAGACTGGAATAGCCCGTGCCCGTGGTATTGCCCGCGAAGGCTAGCAGCGCGGCCGGGCTGGCATCGCGCAGGCCGCCATGCTTGCCGATCTCCTTCCAGAGCCACTCGATCTTCTTGGCTTGGGTGAACGGCTTGAACGTACTGACCTTCGGTTTGTAGCCCAGGGTTGCCATGTGGGCGAGCACTTTGGCGCGGCCTGCAGCGTCCAGCTCGGAAGCGCTTGTCTTGCCGGTGAGATTGCGCAGGTGGAAGCGGTAGTCGTCATCGCTCCAGGCCAGGGCGGCCTTGCCCTGGTGGATATGGCCCAGCTCGCGCTTGCGCTGAGCATCGATGTTGGCCGCGTTGGTGTGCGCAGCAAAGCGGCGGGTGGTGGCTGTCATGCTGCCCTCCGTTCAATGCCGAGCAGCTCGGTGACGATCTCGCCGGAATCGACGTAGTACCAATCCGAGTCGGTCAGGTTGTTGATGAGCATTTCGGCGGAGCGGGCAGGCCCCATGCTCTGCATCACGCGCTGGAGTTTGCGGCTCGGGCCGCGCCATGTGGGCTCAACGCCTGCCAGCTTGGCTGCTGCCAGGTTGTGATGCCCATCGGCCAGGACGCGATACATGACGCCGCGCAGCTCGACCTCTACGGTCTGCACCACGAACACTTTGAAAGTGCGTGCCTTGCGTACAACCCTGGCGGGGTCGAGGTAGCGCTGGGAGCTGATGAGGGGGATGGTTTTCATCGCAGCAACCTCGGCCGGGCGGGCGGCACAGGAGTGATATCGCCCTGGGGCATGCGCACCTGGGCGGCGCGCACCAGGCGGAATTCGACTCTCGCCGGGTCGCCAGCGATGTAGGTGTCCTTTCCCTCACTGCGGTAGTAGTCCCACTTGGCATCGACCGCGTGCTGCATCAGTTCGGCCACCTTCATGGCCTTGCTGGCGTCCAAGAGGAAATCGCTGTGGCCGATGGTGATGTAGGCCATCTGCGGGGCGGGTTTGGTCGTGGCGCGGCTCATGACAGCAGCCCCTGCGCAGGCATGCCGCACACGCCGCGATTGAGCTGGGCGTCCTGGCCTGAGCGAAACCCGGCCATGAGATGCCCCGCCACCTTTCGGCCTGCCGTGGTATCGCGCGCCTTGCCTTTTTCCAGTTCGCCGTGCTCACGCTTGATGTAGGCGAGCAGCAGAGCCTTGTCTCCCGCCGGGCTAGCAAAGGCCTCAACCTTTTCAGCGGCACCTGCGACCCAGCCGATGGCGAAGCCATCGCCGCGCGCCGTCTTGGTGACGGGCTTGCAGTTTTTAGGCTGCTTGGCGATGTGGGCCAGCCGGGCGCGGGCGCATTGGCGCAACAGAACCTCGCAGGCATAGCCCGCCACCGTGGCCGCCGCGTCGATGCCCACGAAAAACCAGTGGCGCGTGCGCACGTAGTTGCCCGCATCGGTGTAATGGCCGCCGAGCGATGCGAACACCTCGCACCCGAACGCACGGGCAACCAGGCCGACCAGGCGCAGCTCCCAGGTATTGGCCGCCGTGCTGCACGCTTTCACTTTCACTTCGCGCACGTCAGCGAGGGAGACATCCTGCTCACGCAGGCCGAACTGCTCCATGAGCTTCTGGGCCTGGCGCAGCGCGGCGCCAGCCTCATGCTCATTTGCGCTGCGGGCGAGCGCGAGGCATTTTTTGATCTTCTTGAGGGCTTCGTCGCGGGTCATGGCTGGCCTCCATTGCGCATGCGCTCCAGGGCCTGGCCCTCTTCCTCGCCTGCCAGGTAGATGCCCTGCAAGGCGGCGTAGGAGACCGGAGCCGTGGTGTGCAGGACGTAGCTCCCTCGCGTTAGGCTGACGAAATCAAGGTCGAGAATGAAATCGATGACGGCCCGGGCCCGCTGCTCGCGGGCCGCTTCGGTTTCGGCCGGGTGCAGCGTGGGGCGCACCAGCCAGTTCCAGATGCCCAGCACCGAGGTGGCCGTGAAGCCGATCTGCTGGACGAAGAAGAGCCAGTGGTCGTGGCGGGCGCCGAAGATCAGCCAGCCGACGTTGCTGACGAACCAGGCGACGAACGCCAGGCCCGCGTAGCGGCTGCGCGTGGCGAGCAAGATGGCGCCCAGCAGGCCCAGGGCGGCGGAAAGCATTTCAACGTGCTGCATAAATCATGCTCCTTTAATTGGTTTGGCTTATTTCGTGGAAATGCCGCTGGGGCGCAGGGTCTCGAAAGCGTTGAGCAGGTGGCTCAAGCGGCGCGTTTCAGTGGGGAGCGGTCGTGGGGCGAACGACAGCGCACGGCGGCCCAGCACGTACATCAGTTTTCTGGACGCGGGGTCTGTGCGGCGCTCCAGCAGCCGGGTTTCCACAGCCGGGCGAAACTGGGCGTGAATGTGTTCGGCGACGCCGCCGAATTGACCAGCGATGGACTTGGCGTCGAGCTGCTCGTCGGGATGGGCGTTGAGAAACTCAATCACCTGCCAGACGATGGAACCATTGCGGGGGGAGTAATCAGCCATGGGCCACCTCCTGGCGCGGCTGGTGCTGGTCGCAGATGGCCTGCACCGTGGTGGCGAAGCCGTAGCGGCCGCACTCCCAGCCCAGCTTGTCGTAGGGCGGCACGCGGTCGGCGAAGACCTCGGCACCGTACTTGCAGTTGCGGCAGGTGGGCCGCTGGCCTGCCGCCTTGTAGCCGATGGCGGCCTTGGTGGATTGAATGCTGCCCATGGTCATGCCCCTGGGACCTCGACCTCGAAGGGCGTGATCGTGAAATCCTCAACGCCCGTCACGACCGTGATGCCTGCCACGCCGCGCACGGCGTCGGTTTCGTTGAGCATGGCCTCCTTGTTCGGCTCTTCTTTGACGCGCACGAAACGCTCCAAGCCCAGTCGTTTGAGGGTGTCGATCACGGCCTCCGCCCCCCGGATGCTGATGCTCTGCGGGCGCAGGCGCCACTGCACCTCGCCCGTGATGAGGTTGGCGGTCTTGCCGTTGCCGCAGAGTTCGGCGCGATTGGCCTCGCACCAGGTCTGCACGCCCGCCTGCAGCGTGCCGATGCGCTCCTGCAGCGCTTCCAGGCGCGGGGTGGCGGCCTTGGTGAGGTGGGCGATCTCGTCGTTGAGGTCGGCCTGTGCACGCAAGAGATCGCGCTGCAGGTCGCCCAGCTTCTTGATGTCGGCTTGGCAATCGGCCTTGGATTGCGGGGCATAGGCGTGGGCCTTGGCCTTGAGCTTTTTGGTTGCCATGGATGGCTCCTTGAGGGGTTAATGGATGGGCTGGCCTTGCTGGGCAGCCATTTCCTGGGCCAGGACGAAAGCGGCCTTGCCAAGCTGCTGGATGCAGGCATCGGTGCAGCAGGGATGGGCGATGGCCAGGCGGATAAAAGCCGTCAGCAGCGCCGTGGTCTGGATGCCGTGGTGGTGGCCTGCCAGCGGTGTACGCAAGGCGTCCGCAAGAGCGAGAGATGCCTCGACGGCTGCGGACGGGGCGCCTTGATCCGGCGCGCTCATGCCAGCGTGCTCCGGTACGGCTGCGGCTGGCCCATGAGCACGCTGGGCAACCGCACGAAGTCCAGCGCGCCGCTGCGGTAGGTGCTGGCAGGCGGTACGTAGTGGCTGCCCATCACCTCGGGGCGGCGCGGGCCAGGCGTCTGGGGCTCAAAGGGCTCGGCGTGCTGCACGTCTTCGCCGGGCAGCGGGAGGCACTTGGCCGTGAAGCTGTAGACCGTGCCATCGCGCAGGCGCATCGCTTCGAGAAAGCCGCCCTTGTGCAGCGTTGCCAGGTGCTGCTCGACTTCGGCCAGCGAGAACGTGGGCGCCCATTCGCGGGTCAGCCGCAGCACGCCCCACCAGCCGCCCTTTTTGACGATGAAGCGCCACAGCATGGCGCAGTCCTGGGTAATACATTTAGACATGGAATTGACCTCCTTGAATCAGGGTGAGAACGCGCTCGCGGTGCATGCGCGTGAACATGAAGTAGTTCTCGATGGCCTCGGCCACGGCCACGCGGCGCGAGACGTTGAATGCGCGCTCAAGGCGCCGGGCGCGGCGCGTGATCCAGGCCAGCGGCGGGCGGCGGTAATCCGCCTCGGCCATGACCCGGTTCACGGGAAGCTGGATGACGTTGCTCACGGCATTACCCCGGGGCCGCGCATGGGCTGAAGGCCGGACGCGGTCGCTTGCGCACGGCGCGCCTCCAGCACGTCCAGCTCGGCGCGCAGTTGCGCCATCTGGTGCAGATGCGTCGTGCGCTCGCACTGCATGTGCTGGCGCACCCGTTGGATGCGGCGCTCCAGCCAGAGCTGGCGCGCACGGGCAAGGGCTTTAAACATGGCGGGCCTCCTGGGTGTGTGGGGTCACCGGGGTGATGGGTATGACGTTGCGGTGCTGCACGGCGCGCGGCATGGGCGGCGCGCTGGCGTCAAGGTGCTCGCACTGGCGGCATGCCTGCCAGTGCTTCACATCGCGCGGCGTGGCCGGTGGCGGCCTGTGCGCATGGGCACGGCACTGCTCTGCAGAAATCACCTGCACCTCCCCTGCCTCGGCAGACAGGTGCGGGCACGGGTAGCGGCCAAAGGTATGCAGCACCCGGTCGGCCACGCGGTCCGTCTTGGCCGCGCCGCTGCCATACGGGCCGGTGCCGTTGAGCACCATGTTCAGCGTCGTCGCGCTGATGCCGAGCTGCCGGGCAACGTGCGTCTGCACGGCCCCCTCGCAGCGCTGGCGCAGCAGCGCAAACCACGGTGCGCTCATGTACGGGCACGTCATGGCGTGCCGCTCCCCTCGGGGGCCTTGCGGTACATGGCCGGAATCTCTTCGGCATGCGCAAAATCGCTCGGGTGAAGCTGCCCCGCGCGCGACGGCGGCGGCCAGCGCCCTACGTCCTGCACCAGCACGTAGCGGATGCGCCCGGCCTCGCGCTTTTGCGCCACCGCCACCGCCTTGGGCGCATGCCTGGCCCATGCGGCCAGCAGCGTGCCAATGCGCCTGACTTGCGCGTCAAAGGCATCGCCCGCATCCACCAGCGTCTGCGCAGCCTCGGCGGCCGTGATGCGCTTGCGGATGCGCAGCAGGTTCCACAGGCACGTGGCCAACGCCTTGGTGTCGGGCGCCGGGCCTGCGGGCGTGGCCCGCAGCGCCGCCTGCGCCGCTTGCAGGCCCAGGGGCGTGACAAACCAGCGGTTGACCACGCCCAACTTGTTGCGGCGCATCCCCTCGGGCCGCACGTAGCCATGGTTTTTGAGTGTGCCCAGTGCGGCGGCGGCCATGCCACACGGAAACTCCAGGCGCTCGCTGGTGGCCCAGGCGCTCAGTTCAACGGGCGTGAATGCCTGCGCGCTGCCCTTGACGTTGCGCGCCAGCGCCGCCAGTGCGGGGACGATGTACCACTTGAGCTTGCCCATCACACCCCCCGCGCCGTGAGATGGCCTGTGAAATCCACGCACAGCGCCTTGCCCTTGACGTGGGCCACGTCCACCTCGGCCCAGCTATTGGCCTCGGCCCACACCTCGATGTTCGCAATGGCGTTCAGCACGTGCCGCATGCGGCCCTTGCTGTCGTGGTGGATCTTCTCCACCAAGGCAGGCGACAGGCGCACCTCGGACTTCGCCTTGCACGCGGCCTGCACATCCTCCAGGCCCAGCGGGTGCAGTTGCACAATGCGCGCCACGCGGCTGGCGATGTGCTCATAGCGCTGCACGATGGCCGGGAAGTTCTCCATGCCCACAAGGAACACCATGGTTCCCGTCACGTCCGTGATGTCACGGATCGTCTCCAGCTTCACGGCGCTTTTCATATCGGCCAGGTAGTCCGCCTCATCAAAAATGAGCGTCTGCATGGTCTGCACCAGATGGTGGGCAATGCGGTTTTCCACGTCCTTGGCCGTGCCGCGCAGAGACAGGCCCAGCGCCGTCGCCACGTCCTCCAGCATGGAGCGCGGCGTCCAAACCCGCTTGGAGCGGATGAACACATGGCCGTTTTCGCTGGCCCAGCGCTCGGTCAGCTCAGACTTGCCGATGCCGTACTTGCCCTGGATCAGCACCAGGCCCGCCTCGCGTGCGCCACGGCGCTCGACGATCTTCTCGGCCTCTTTGAGCAGCCGGAAATTGGCGGTTTGCACGAATCCCTTTTTCATTTACATTTCCTTCCTTCGGTTTCCTCAACTGATCGCTCTGTGGTGGCTGCAACCATCACAGGGCACTCTTAAAAGCGGGCGCGTCCTCAGCGCCCGCGCCATCCCAGGCCAGGCCGCGCGCCGTGTAGTAGTCCGCCAGCCCTTCGTAGCCGTCCCCCGCCACGTACTTGCGCAGCCATGCCGCGTCGTCTTCGTCCCAGCGGGTGCGGTTGCGCATGAGCCACTCGTAGCGCTCGCTGGCGGTGTCAAAGAAAGGCCTGCCCGAAGCCGCTTGCGCGGCCTCGCCCGTGGAGGAAGACGTGGTGAGGGAGGAGGCAGAGGCCTCCACGATGGAGGGCACCAGCACGAAGGCGGCGCCGGGCTCCGGCAGGGAAAGGGTGTCCGGCTGCAGCGTGGGCTGCAGCTCGCGCAGTGCGGTCTCGATCTGCTGCTCGCGGCGCTTGACGGTGGCGGCCACGCGCATCTCGCGCGCCATCTGCACCACGGCCTTGGGCTGGTCGTCGACGCGGTTCCCGGCCCAGCGCGCGTCGCACACGAAATCGCCATCGAGCGTGTAGATGCGCACCCAGCTCGGGTCGTGGATGTCATAGCGCACGCTGACCTCGCGCCCGTCCACGTCGCGGCGCATCAGCTCGGGCGCGGTGTAGTGCTGGTTGAAGAACACCACCTCGCCCCGGCGCGCGGTGCGTAGCACGGCGGGCATGAACAGCTCGCGCAGCTCGCCCTGGGTGGGCTTGTGCTGCAGGCTCGGGTCGAACAGCGCCGCCCAGGCTTCGTCGGGCGTCATGTGCTTGCCATCGGCGCGCTTGGGTAAAGAGCGGTGACGGTGCTCGGCGTTGTACTCGGCCACCATCTGCTCGATGGCATCCACGAACTGCGCCCAGGTCGGGCATTTGGGCGAGAGGCGGATCACCTCGCCCGTCTGCTCGGCGCGGCGCAGGGCGCGTTGCTCCTTTGCCAGCTCGGCGGCTACCTTGCGGAACGTGCCGCCGTCCACATCGCTGCCCTGGTAGCTGCCGAACTGGCGCGCGCAGTTGATGGCGTGGGTCTGCCAGCCGCGCTCGATCACGCCGCGCGCCTGGGGCTTGCCGGGGATGCCCGTCTTGTGCTCGATGCCCAGGCGGGCCATGAAACCATCGACCGGGCAATCCATGGCCTTGGCCGTTTCACCCGCGCCGTTGTCGCTGTACACGATGGCGGGAATGCCCCATTGGCCTATGGCGTGGCGCAGCGCATCGCCCACGGCAATGACGTTCTCCGACAGCGACACCGACCAGCCCATGATCTTGCGCGTGCGGCGGTCGAGCACCAGCGTCAGTTCGGGCGCGAACGGCGCACCGTGGTCCGGGTGGCGCACCTTGGCTTTGAAGGTATGGCCGTCGATCACGAATACATCCAGCGGGGCGAGGTGGCTGTCGTCGCGCCGTTTAAAGGGCAGGCGTGCATCGCGCTCGCTGCCCGTGTGGCGGGACTTGATCAACGCCACGTTGGCCTCGTGTGATTTGCCCAGCTTGTCCAGGGCACGGCGCGCGCGGGCGTAGAGCGCCTGCCAGGTGTCGTGGTCGCGGCCCAGCATGCGCGTGACCTTTTGCGCCGCCAGGGTGAGCTTGCGGAACTGCGGATCGCGGCTGTGGTACAGGCCAAGCACGGCGGCCACGTCTTCCGGCATGCGCTCGGGCAGTACGGCCACTTCCACCGCTACCGGCAGCAGGCCCCACCAGCCGCTGGCGCGGTGCGTGCCCGCCCAGCGCTCCAGCGTGCGGGCGCTGACCTGGTCACCGCGTGCGCGCTGGTTGGCGGCACGCGCCACCGCCTGCAGCTCGGCCCCGGCCTCGCCAGTCACGAGCTGGGCTGCGAGCAGCGCACAGGCACGCTTGATGCCGTGCAGGGGCACAAGCTCCTGCACCACCGTGACCAGCCGCACCCGGGCATCGGCCACGGCCTTGTCGGCCTGGCTCGGCGGGCGACGCCCCGGCACCGGCACGAGCTGGCCGGGCAGCGGCTGCTCGGGCGGCGCGAAAGAGCGCACGGGGGCAGGCTCCACCAGCGTCAGCGCGGTGCTGCCAGCCTTGGTGATCTGGCGAGCCGCGAGGGCGGCACGGGTTTCTTCGGGCAGGGCCGAGGTGTCGTATTCAAGGCCGCCGCCGACTCGACCTGTACGCGGACGGCTTGCAGTTGCCAGCCTTTCAAGTTTTTCACGGGCGCGTTTCTCACAAAGCGGCATGCCCGGCAAGCCAGCCAGTTCGCGTGCGGTGAGCCAGGTCATGGTTATCACCCCTCAACTCAATGCAGATCGCGCAGGATCAGGCTGATGGTGGCTTGGGAGCGCCCCATGTGCCGGGCAATGCCGGCCTGGCTTACGCCCTGCGCCTTCAAGCTGCGCGCCAGCTTGATCTCGTCCACCGTGAGCGGTTGCGGCTTGGCTCGCTTGCGGCCCCGAAGCTGTTCTTCCTGCAGTTGCACCAGCCGTGCCTGCGTGGCGCACAACTGGCGCAGCAGCGCCACCTCGTCAAACAACTGTTGCTGCGCGCTGGCTCCAAACAGGTCGCCCTGCTGCGGCGCGGCCTGGGCGGCACGGGTGGGCTGGGCCTTGCCCTCCAGCACATCCAGCACCCAGCGGCGGAAACGCTTGGCCGGGGGCGTGCTGGCGAACATGCCCAGCAGGTAGGCACCGCGCAGGCTAAAAATTCGTGTACTGGATTGAAGATTTCCCGACACCGTCAAATTGACGGTGTCGGTCATCTCCTGCGTGAACTCGTCGGCATTGCGCTTGTGGATACGGGCAATCGCATCGGCGCGTTCATAGCCCAGGGCCGTTGCAATCTCCGGGCCGCGCAGCCAGGGCTGGCCGTCCCGATCCACCACGGTGAAAACGGTGTCGTCGAAAACGAGGGGTTGAAGGGCGGTCATGTGGGGTCGCCTTTCACCGAGGGACGCTTGTCGCCCAAGCAATCGAACACCGTGAAGGAAGTCGGGCGCCAGCCAGGAACCGTCACGTCCTCTTCGGCTACCGCGTCCGCCAAGCCTTGAAGAGAGGCCGCCAGGAATTTCGCTTGATGAGGCGAAATCTCCAGGTTTTCAAATGGCCCACCATGGAGAACCATCAAAGGAATCGTTCCAGAAATAGGACGCGCCGTGCGCAAGTTGAATTTCATGCCGCCACCCCCGCAGCCGTGGCGGTGGCAAGGGCGGCCTGGGGGCTGCGCGAGCCGTTGGTGTGCATGGGCGGCAGGGGCAGGCCCATGGCGGCCATGACGGCGCGCGCCTTGCCCCGGCGGCCCAGTGCGCGGCCGCTGCACACCGTGTAAACGGCCTGCATATCCAAGCCATTGCGGCGCGACCACTCGGCCAGGGTGATGTCTTGCTTCTCCAGCGTGCGCAGAAAATCTGCAACGCTTTTATTGGCGGCTTTTGGCATGTGCGTGCTCCGTGTTACCGTGTCAATTCGTGTTGATTTGTGTTGAAAGGGAATGGGCGGCATGGATGTTTCAACTTCGATTGCCAGTGCGCTCTCCAGCGTCAATGCCGCGCTGGAGATGGGGCGCACATTCATCGGGATGCGCGACGCCCACGTAACGGCGGCCGCCCAGCGTGAATTCGGCGAAAAACTGGCCGGCGCTCAGGCCCACCTTTTGGAGATAGGCGCGGCCGCCATCGCGCAGCAAGGGCAGATCGGCGTCCTTGCTGAGCGCGTGCGCGAGCTGGAGGCTCATGCCGCTGAGAAGCAGCGTTACGTTCTTGCCGAAGTCAGCGCCGGGCGGGAGTTCTTCGCCTACCGCCTGCGCAACGCGGTGGAACTCCAAGAGCGCGCCGACGAGACGCCCCACTTCGTCTGCCAGCCTTGTTTCGATGGCGGCCAAAAGGCTGTCTTGGTCGGCAACGGCAGCGGCACCTGGGAGTGCCCCCTGTGCAAGTTCATCGCCCGCCCTGGCCCCGCAGCCGCGCAGTCGGCACCCACCGGTGGCCGAAGGCGGTTGTTCGGCGGTGCCTGACGCGGCGGATTGGTGATGTGCCTCGCAAATGATCTGGCGAATGAGGGGTTCTGTGCTGCGGTGCTCAAGCAAAAGGGCGGCTTTGGTCTGTTGCATGGTGGGAAGTCGTCTCGTGTTGTGGTGATTATTTTCTAAAAATTTAGAAAGATCAATATGTTTTCTAAAAATTTAGATGGCGTGCGTGAGCGCTTGAGCAGCGAGCTGAAGCGGGTTGGGCCTGAACAGGTCGCCGAACAAGCGGGGGTTTCGCTGGCAACCGTCTACAACTGGATGAAGGGCGCGAACACGCCGCTGAACAAGTTCATGCAGCTTGAATTGGCAGGGGTGGATGTGGCGTTTGTCATCACCGGCCAGCGCGGCAGCCAGCCCATGCCCTCGCCCGCCATCAGCGAAGGCGACCGCACCCTTCTGGACAATTTCCACGCCGCCCCGGCGCAGGTGCAGGCCGGGGTGAAGACAACGCTTGAGGCGTTCGAGCCTGCGGCTGCAGGCAAGCGCAAACCCAAGGCCGCGTGATGCGACCAATGACGAATTTTTTTGAGCTTTGCGGCCTCCAGCGCTTGCCAGTCAAGCGCGGGTAGCTACAGATTTGGAAGTTGCAACGTCATGAAAACTCCCCTGTGTCCGTCGTGCAAGGCGGTGCTGCCCAAGCTGCCCCAGCGCAAAACCAAGTGCAAAGCCTGTGGCGAATACATGTTCGTCAAGAGCACTCCCGACAACCGTGAAAAGCGGCTGATGACTCAGGCGCAGGCAGATGCAGCCGAGCAGGCGTGGACAGATAGATACGAGCGGGAAAAGGTGGAGACTCGTGCGCAGTTGATGCAGCCCGCGCTTGCCGGTGATCGCAATGCCGTCTTGAGGATGATCGCCAACTCACAAGACCCGGAGGAACTGGAGCGCTGGTGGTTGCTGCTCATTGAGATTGACCTCGCCAAACTTGCCCGCCAAGGCGTTCGGACTGTGCAACTGACAGCGGGAAAAGCGCGGGACAGGCTTTGCCCCGTCTGCCGTGCGCTGGATCAATCAATCATCGGTGTCGGTGCGGGGGCGCGCGCAGTAATGCCCGAGAACTGCACATGCTCAACCAAGGGGCTGTTGTCCGTTTCTGGATGGATCAAGCAACCCAATGGGAGCGGCTATGTTGACATGAGCGCAGGATCGACGCGATCAGTTCCTCCTCGCCAGATGCCGCACCGTAACGAAGAGCGAGCTGGTGTGAGCTGGCGTTTCACGCTTGTGGTCTTCGGCATGCTCTTCGCCTTGTTGGCTGTGGCGGGCATGCTGCGCTGATAAGAGGCTAACTGTTTTCCCCATGTGCCTTGTTCCGTGGTATCTTAAAAAGCACTCCCCCCGCACCCAGGCCGACTCATGTCGGCCTTAGTTTTTTATGCCCCCGCAATGACAGTCGCGGCATGGGCATTACCAATTCCTTTTTCCTCGGCTTCATCTGCGGCGGGCTGATCCCGGTCATCCTTGGCTCGTGGTCTGTGGCGCGCAGCCACCGCAGAGACCGCGTGCGCGGCGGCGTCAACCCGCGCCTGCTGGTGGCGGGCCTATCCCTCTCAGCTGCGGCCCTGGTGGGGCTTGTGGCGCGCGAGGGCTACACGGACAAGGCCACCATCCCCACCCAGGGCGACCGGCCCACCGTGGGCTTCGGCTCCACGTTTCACGAGGACGGCACGCCCGTGAAGATGGGCGACACCACCACGCCAGTGCGCGCGCTCATCAAGGCGCAGGCGCACATCGGCAAGGCCGAGGCCGCGTTCCGCGACAGCCTGGTCGGCGTGGCCCTCTACCCCGGCGAGTACGACCTGTACGTGGACTGGGTGTACCAGTACGGCATGGGCGCCTGGCTCAACTCCGGCATGCGCCGCGAGCTGCTCGCGGGCAACTACACGGCGGCCTGCGACGCGCTGCTCGACTACCGCAAGCTCACCAGCGCTCGCCAGGAAGGACCTGGCTGGGTGGTCAGCAAGCGCGACGCGCAAGGCCGCCCCACGCGCTGGGAATTCGATTGCTCCACGCCCGGCAACAAGGTTTGCCGGGGCGTGTGGACGCGCCAGCAGGAGCGCCACGCCAAGTGCATGGCGCTGCAGTGACATGGCGGCCCGGCTCCTCCTCTCGCTGCTCACCGCGCTGGCCCTGGTTGGCGGCGGCTACTGGTGGGGCAGCTCGGCCACCGACAACGCCTGGACCGCGCGGCAAGCCAAGGCGGCCCAGGCCGCCGCCGATGACCTGGCAAAGGAAACCCGGCGCGCCGACCAGGCCGCAGCCCATTACCTCACCGAACACCTCGACCAGGAAGACCGCTATGCAGCACTCGACCTCGAATACCGCGAACTGGCCCGCCATGCTCCTCTTGTGGTGCCTCGGAGCGTGCCTGTGGTTTCTGCCTGCAGTGGCATTGCGCCAGCAGTGGAGCCCACGCCTGCAGCAACGCCTGCGCCGGGGGCTGTGGGCACTGACGGTCTTGGCCTCACTCTGGCTGCTGTCCGCATGTGGAACGGCGCCCTCACCGGCACCGACGCCCCTGCGGGTGCCTGCGGCCTTGCTGGTGCCGCCGCAGGCGCCGACGCTGCTTGCGCCGAAGACTCCGGCCTCTCGCTCGACGACGCCTGGGCCAACCACCGCGCCAACGCCAAAGCCTGCGCCGACGACCGGCAGCGCTTTCGCGCACTGATCGACTTCTTAAACCTCCGCCAACAACCATGAGCGAACAGAACCAAGACCGCAAGCAAGAGCTGCTGCTGCTCGGCCAGATCCACGGCATGGTGCAGTCCTTGAAGGACGGCCAGGACCAGCAAAACCGGCGCATGGACCGGATGGAGCAGCGCATGGAAGAGCACTACAACGGGCTCGACACGCGCCTGCGTGAAGTCGAGAAGAAGGCCGCCGTGGCAGGCGCCGTGTCGGGCGGTGCGGTCGCCGTGGGCACGGCGCTGATCGTGGAAGGCATCAAGCAGTTCGTGCGCGGCGGCGGCCCTGGCCTGGGGAACTGATGGCACACCCCGGCGAAAAACGCGCCCAGCTCCGGGGCCTGTACGTTTTCCAGCGCCTGCCGATGGAGACCGCCTGCAAGAAGCTGGGCGTGCCGCGCAGCACGGGCAACCGCTGGAAGCAGGAGGCCGCCGACAAGGGTGACGACTGGGACACCGTGCGCGCCGCCGTGGCCCTGGGCGACGACAACTTCGCCAGCCTGGGCAAGAAGCTGCTCGAAGACTACCTGGTGCAGCACCAGGCCACCATGGACTTGCTGCGCGATGCCAAGGAAATGGGGCCGCGCGAGCGCGCCGAGACCCTCGCCAGCATGAGCGACAGCTTCAACAAGACCATGGCGAGCTTCAAGCGCCTGGCCCCCGATCTGGACCGCCAAGCCGTGCAGATCGACGTGCTGCAGCGTTTCGTGACGTTTGCCAAGGCCAAGTATCCCCAGCACCTGGCCGCGCTGGCCGAGATGCTGGAGCCGTTCGGCGAAGAGTTGGCGAAGGCGCGGTAGTCATGCGCTGTGCAACCTGTGGTGAGGAAAAAGAAACCCGGCCTTACGGCAAGGGCGGTGCGGCCATTTGCTTTGGCTGCGCCATGGGCAGCGCAGATGCGCGGAGCGAAGCCGAGTCTCAATTCTCGACACAGCTCCACGCCTGCGGCCCCGTGGCCGTGGTGGGCAATGAGGCTGGGCCATACCCCTTGAAGGGCACCAGCCCGGAACATTGATATGGCAAAGAACACCAAGGATTTCCTCGCGGGCCTCACGGCCCTGGCCGACGATCTGCGCCGCCAGATCGACGCCAACATGGACGGCTGGGACGTTTCTCCCGAGGCCATCGCCGAGCGCCGCCGCAAGGTCTGCGACCCGGTGAACGGCTTCGAGTACTGGGACAGGAACTACTTCCCCCACTACGGCCGGGCCGAGCCCAGCGTGCTGCACCAGTATCTGTACAAGCGCCTGCCGGAGATCATCAACGCGCCGGGCGGCCAGCGTGATGCCATCGCCGCGCCACGCGGCGAGGCCAAGTCCACCAAGATCAGCATGTCGTTCGTGTCCTGGTGCATCGTCACCGGGGCGAAGTGGTACGCCATCATCGTCATGGACGCCTTCGAGCAGGCCGCCGAGATGCTCGAAGCCATCAAGGCCGAGCTGGAGGCCAACCCGCGCATCGCCAGCGACTTCCCCGAGGCCGCAGGCCAGGGCAAGGTCTGGCGCGCGGGCGTGATCGTCACGGCCAACGGCCGCAAGGTGGAAGCCTTCGGCAGCAGCAAGAAGATACGGGGCCGCCGCCATGGCGCGCACCGGCCCGACCTGGCGATCTGCGACGACATCGAGAACGACGAGAACGTGAACACGCCTGCGCAGCGCGACAAGCTGCAGGCGTTCGTCACCAAATCCGTCCTGTCGCTCGGCCCGCCCGATGACAGCATGGACGCCATCCTGGTGGGCACGGTGCTGCACTACGACAGCGTGCTTGCGCGCTTCTTGAAGAACCCGCTGTGGAACCGCAAGGTGTTCAAGGCCGTCCTGCAATGGCCCGAGCGCATGGACTTGTGGGAGCAGTTCGAGGGCCTGCTGCTCAATGCCGAGACGCCCCAGCAGGGCGAGGCCGCCGCCATGGCGCTGTATCACTCCAGCCAAGCCGAGATGGACAAGGGCGCCCAGGTGAGCTGGCCTGCGCTGCGCCCCCTGGTCAAGCTCATGATCCGCCGTGCGCGCGAAGGCCATGCCGCGTTCGACAGCGAGCAGCAGAACGACCCTGTGGCGGGCGACGACGCGCCCTTTGCGAACTCCATCCGCTTCTGGGTCAACCGCCTGGCCGAGTGGATTTTCTACGGCGCGTGCGACCCCAGCCTGGGTAAAGCGGGTAACAGCCGCGACCCCAGCGCCATCGGCGTGGGCGGCTACAACCGCGAGACCGGCGTGATGGACGTGGTCGAGGCAGCTATCAAGAAGCGCGTGCCCGACCGCATCATTAGCGACGTGATCGAGATGCAGCGCGAGTACTGCTGCGTCGTCTGGGGCTTCGAGAGCGTGCAGTTCCAGGAATTCCTGCGCACCGAGCTGGTCAAGCGCAGCGCCCAGCTCGGCGTGCCCGTGCCCGCCCGCGCGCTGATTCCGATCAGCGACAAGCTGCTGCGCATCGAGAGCCTACAGCCGCACATGCACAACGGCCTGATCCGGCTGCACAGCAGCCAGACCACGCTAATCGACCAATTCCGCCACTTCCCCAAGGCTGACCACGACGACGGCCCCGACATGGTGCAGATGCTTTGGATGCTGTGCGTGACGGGGGGCGTGGCCGCTATGGCCCAGGGCGGCAACACCCAGCAACCCCAAACCGCGCGCGAGCGCTACGCACGCCAGGCAGCGCGCATGTTCAGGAGACCGCGATGACCGATGAGAAAGTGACCCTTTTGGTAATTAAAGGCGTCATTGCCGACCTTCCTGATGCCGACCGTCAGGGCGTTCTGCTGGCCGCCGCCAAGCTGCGTGAAGTAGTGGCCTTGCACAACGACCACGGCACCCTGGCGCTGGCCTTGGTGGGCGCTGAACACGCCGCAGAGGGCTGATCCATGGGAGTCTTTAAAAGAATGCTGCAGGCTGTGGGCTACGCCCCGGCCGCCGATGCCGCGCCCGTGCCCTCACCCGCGCCTCAGCCCGTGCGCGAGGCCGCAGCAGCCCAGGGCGACCGCGACGACGATGCGGGCTGGCGCCGCCTCTCGGGCGACGGCCTGGCGAGTATGAACGAGCGCGACCTGGAGCCCATGGCCCAGGACCGAATGCAGAAGCTCGCTGAGTACCTGTGGCAGAGCAACCTGCTTGCCAACCGCCTGGTGGAGCTGCCGCTGGCCTACCTGCTGGCCGAAGGCGTGGCGCTGCAGTGCGTGGATGACGAGCACCAGGCACTGCTCAACGCCTTCTGGTCCGACCCCATCAACAACTGGCCCATGAAGCTGGAGCAGCGCGTGCGCGCCCTGGGGCTGCTGGGCGAGCAGTGCTACATCGCCAACGTGCGCGAGGGCGATGGCTTCGTGCGCCTGGGCTACCTCGACCCGCGCCAGATCGCCACGGTGGTCAACGATCCCGACAACCCCGAGCAGCCCATCGGCGTGGTCACAAAGCGCGACAACCGGGGGCGCCAGTACAAGTACCGCGTGATCGTGCTGGGCGAGGATGCGGAGCTTTTCAGCGAGCGCACCCAGCGCATCCGCGCCGAGGACTTCGGCGATGGCGAGGTGCTGCTGTTCCAGCTCAACAAGTTTCCGAACGGCAGCCGGGGCCGTTCCGACCTGCTGGGGCAGATGGACTGGCTGGACGCCTACGACGACTTCCTGTTCTCCGAGCTGGATCGCATCGACTACCTGCGGCGCTTCGTCTGGGACGTCACAATGACGGGCGCCGACGATGCCGCGGTCAAGAAGTACGAGAAGGAATTCGTGCCGCCCGGCCCCAACAGCGTGTTCGTTCACAACGACCAGGTCAAGCTGGAGCCCAAGACGCCCGGCCTGCAGGCGGCCGACACCAGCCAGAGCGCCCGGCTGCTGCGCAACCACGTGCTGGGAGGTGCCACGGTGCCCGAGCACTGGTTCGGCGGCGGGGGCGACGTAAACCGCGCCGCCGCGAGCGAGATGGGCGAGCCCACCTTCAAGATGTACAGCATGCGCCAGGGCTTTTTAAAGCGCATGCTGGAGGAGATTGGCCGCTACGTGCTCTGGTGTGCCGCGCGCACCCGTGGCGAAAAGCCCGACTGGGCGAAGGACGAATGGCAAGTCACCGCCGTCTTTCCCGAGTTGCTCAACCGCGACATCACCAAGTTCGCCAGCGCCATGCAGGCGGTGACCGCTGCCGTGATCCAGATGATCGAGGCCGGGCTGCTCACCGAAGAGACCGCCCTCAAGATCATCGCCGACGTGGCCCAGCGCTTCGGCCAGGACTTTGACGCCAAGACCGAGCTGGCCGCCGCCCGGAAGGAAGCCGCCCAGCGCAAGGCCGAGCGCGCGGCCGAGGATGTCTTCCAGATCCCGCCCGCCGCCGATGCCCAAGAAGACTGACCTCCAGGGCAAGCCCGACAAGGCTTTCGAGGCCGAGCTGGCGCGGCGCCTGCGCGAGCGTGCGCGCGACCTGCTGGCCGGGCAGACCGAGGTGCTGCAGATCCTCAAGGATGCGCGCACCCAGATCCTGGCCACGCTGGCGGGCCTGCCCAGCGACTGGCAGCAGTGGCAGCTCTCGCGCCTGCTGGGCCAGATCGAGGACGTGCTGGAAGGGGCCACCGGCAAGGCGGGGGTGCTGTTCGGGCTGCGCATGGATGGCGCCTGGCGCGCGGGCGAGGACTTCATCGACAAGCCCTTGGCCCTGATCGGCCAGGCCGTTGAGCTGCGCCTGGCGCAGCTCGACGTGGGCGTGCTCAAGCAAATGAAGGCGTTCGGCACGCTGCGCCTGAAAGACGTGGGGCAGGAGGCATTGCGCAAGATCGGCCGCCAGCTCGGCCTGGTCACAATCGGCGGGCAAACGCCGTTCGCGGCCATCAAGCAGGTGCAGGCGCTGCTGGAGGGCGAGTCGCCCCGGCGAGCCACGGCCATCGTGCACACCGAGGTCAGCCGCGCGTTTGCCATGGCGGCCAACGAACGCCTGGAGCAAGCCGCAGAGCTGGTGCCCGGTCTGTGCAAGCAGTGGCGGCGCAGCGGCAAGATTCACAGCCGGTGGAACCACGACCTGATGGACGGCCGGGTGGTTGAGGTAGGCAAGCCCTTCAAGGTGCCGAACCCAGGGGGTGGCATGGACCTGATGCAGTGCCCGCACGACCCGAAGGCCCCGCCCGAGCAGGTGATCCACTGCGGGTGCATCAGCCTGCCCTGGATGAAGCACTGGAAGGTGATGACACCAGGGGCCAAGCCGTTCAGCGAGCTGGAGCTGAAGCTCGATGGCCGCAAGGCGGCGCTGGACCAGGCGGCGAAGAAAGCCGGGGGGCGGCGCGAGGGCGAAGCGGTGATCCAGAAGGAGACTGAAAAAGAGGCCGCTCTGGCGCATTAGGCGCCCTTGAGGCGCCTACCCCCTTGGCATGTGCGCCGGGCGGGCTTGGCGGGCGATTTAAATTGGGTTTAAATGCATTGGGGTGCTACTTGGTTCGCGCCGGGTTCTTCTGGTGCTTGCCATAGCGGTACCCTTCCTTCCAGGCCATCCACATCGCTTCCTCGATCATGGCCTCTGGGCCGAGATGCGGATTGACCTGCGCCTGGGGCGAGATAAGCCATAGCCTGAAAAGCGCGTACTGCTGATCCAGTTCCTTGGTTTGCTGGTCGTCGTTGGCGTGCTTGTCATCCATGTACGTAGCTCCTCGGTTGGCGTGGCCTGGAAGTGTCGCCCGATTCCGGCGAATTCGCCACCACCGAAGCCCGCGTGGTAGCCTGAAAACCCTCTTCCATCGCCCGAGGCCGACCCATGTCGGCCTTAGTTATTTGTGCCCCCCTCGGCACAGTCACTCCATCGCAACGCCGCCTCGCGGCATACCTGGATGGAGTGATGCATGCCCGACCCGACAAAGCAGGACGCGGCCGACAAGGCCAAGTCCCAAGAACAGACCTTCGCAGAGGCCGCCAAGCGCGTACAGCGCAAGGTGGTCGAGTTCGCGGACGTAAAGGGCGAGGACGGCAAGCCCGCCAAGGCGCCCCGCGAAAAGCGCATCCCCATCAAGGCCGATGAAGTTCTCGCCGTGCGTGACTACGGCACGCACGTCGTCGTCGTGACGCGCGACGGCCAGAAGTTCACCAGCCAGGACGAGTAAGCGGCTATGCCGATCAAGCTCATTCCTGCTGGCACTGGCTACGCGCGTCTGACCGAGGCTGTGACCACCGAGTACGGCCAGCTCATCGACCTGGTGCGCCAGGCCGTGCGCGACAAGCTGCGCCTGTCGGCCAATGGCGACTACTACGTGGACGTGCGCGGCATCTGGCCCGACCGTGTGGTCGTGGCGTTCAAGGGGCGCCTGTACAGCTACGCCTACACCGTGGCCGCCGACAACACCGTGGCGCTGGGCGACGCGGCCGAGGTGGTGGCGGACTATGCGCCCGTGGGCGCTGCTGCGCCCCCAGTCCTCCCTGCTGGTGCGTCCAATGCAGTGGCTACGGCCGTGCGCGAAGCCGTAGCGGCCGATGGTTCGGTGGTGTTCCGCGAGGCGGCCGATGGGTCCATCGAGGTCACTATCGTCAAGGCGGGCCGCAGCGGCAACCGCAACTACTACCCCGACGCCACGCTGCGTGAGGCGGTGCCCCAGTTCGAGGGCGTGCGTGTGTTTGCCAAGAGCGATGCAGACCACATCGCGGGCAAAGGTAAGGACGTACGCAACCTGATCGGTGGCATCTACGGCGTGCGCTTTGTCGAGGGCAAGGCCACTGACACGGGTGCACTCGTGGGCACCTTCCGGGCTATCGACCCTACCGATGCGGCCGTCACCAAGATGGTTGAGGCCGTCAAGCGCGGTATGCAAAGCCTGCTGGGCCTGTCCATCGATGCCTTCGCGCGCACGAAGCCACGCCAGGTGGGCAAGGAACGCCTCACCGAGGCGGTGAAGTTCACCAAGGTGGTCTCCGTTGACCTGATCGTCGAGCCGGGCGCTGGCGGCGGCCTGGATCGTCTCACCGAAGCCGCCGCCGATCCCACCACTACCAACGAAGGAAGCGAAATGCCTCTCTGGAAGCAACGCATGCTGGAGGCCATCAAGGCCAAAGACCCGGCGAAGCACGCCACGATCAACGTGGACACGATCACCGACGACGAAGTGGTCAACCTGCACGAGGCCGTGTGCGGCCCACTGGTGCCCGAGCCCGGCACCCAGCGCGTGGCAGAGGCCCAGGGCGACAACGCCCCCCTAACGCGCGCCGACCTGGCCGTGTTCGAGCTGCGCGCCGCAGCCCGCGAGCGCATCGGTGCGGCCAAGCTGCCCCAGGCATCCAAGGAGCGCCTGCAGGCGCAGATCGCCACGGCCACGGCCGAGCGCCTCACTGAAGCCGCCGTGGGCGAGCTGATCACGGCCGAGGGTGGCTACGTCGCCCGCCTGACCGAGAGCGGCGCAGTGCGCGTGCCCATGTTCGGCAATGGCGCCATCACCGTGGGCGACCGCAGCCTGACCATGCGCGACATGCTGGACGCCTTCTGGGACCCCGCCCACAAGGATCACGGCCGCGTGCAGTCCTTCAAGGAGTGCTACGTCGAGATGACGGGCGACCGCCTTGTCACCGGCCGCCTGCGCGAATGCGACCAGTCACGCATGGTCGAGTCGCTGGGCAGCGCCTCCCTGGGCGAAGTACTGGGCGATGCCGTGTCGCGCCGCATGCTGGCCGAGTACCGTGCTGCGGTGGACTTCGACGGCTGGCGCCAGCTCGTCAGCGTGGTGCCGGTGAACGACTTCCGCATGCAGCACCGCACGCGCTGGGGCGGCTACGGCGACCTGCCCGTAGTGGCCGAGGCGGCGAACTACCAGCCTTTGACCAGCCCCGGTGATGAAGAAGCCACCTACAAGGCTGACAAGCGCGGTGGCACCGAAGACGTGACGCTGGAGATGATCAAGAACGACGACGTGGGCGTGATCCGCCGCGTTCCCACGAAGCTCTCGCGTGCGGCGAAGCGCACGCTTGCCAAGTTCGTCTTCGATTTCCTGCGCAGCAATGCGGCCATCTACGACGGTAAGGCGCTGTTCCACGTTGACCACGCCAACCTGTTCACCGCCGCGCTGGACAAGGCTGCCTTGGCAGCACACCGCCTGGCGATGCTCAAACAGACCGAGCTGAGCAGCAACGACCGCATCGGCATTACGCCCACGCGCCTGGTCGTGCCGGTCGAGCTGCAGGAGACCGCCGTCGATCTGTTCAAGCTGTCCACCAACAACGAGAAGACGTTCATCCAGTCGCTGACGATGAACATCATCCCGGTCTGGTACTGGACGGACGCCAACGACTGGTGCACCGCCGCCGACCCAGCCGACATCCCCGGCATCGAGATGGGCTTCCTGGATGGCCGCGAAGAGCCGGAGCTGTTCGTACAGGACACGCCCAACGTGGGCTCCATGTTCGCGGCAGACAAGCTGACCTACAAGATCCGCCACATCTACGGCGGCGCGGTCACCGACTACCGCGCATTCACCAAGGCCGTGGTGGCCTGAACTCCAAAGCCCGAGTAGGGCTAGTGAAGTGGCTGGCATCCCCAACTGCCCGGCCCTCCCCGCAAGGGGTGGGTTCGTAAAGGCCCCGCACCTGGAGCCTTCACCAACCCAGTCGATCCACTTTTAAACACCCGACAACATGGCGCTCGCCGACATCCAGCAGCTATTGAACGACCTGGTGTCCGACCAGGATGATGCCGTTGCTCCCGACGTGCGCGACCGCGCCATCGCCGAGGCGCTGGTGCGCTACGACGCAGACCTGTCGCCGCTGCCCGGCGCGGACGTGCCGCAGGCGCATCGCCTGCCGGTGGCGCAGTACGCGGCCTACCTGCTGTGCCAGCAGCTCGCCACGCGCTACAGCAGCGACCGGGACTCCACCCTGGCCGTGGATGCGGCCCGTGTTGAAAGCCGCGCCCGTGCCTACGCGCTGCGCGCCAAGGAATACCGCGCGGCCTACTACCAGGGGACGGGCCAGGCAGACCCCTTCAGCGCGGCGGCGGGCACCGGCCTGGCGGCGGCTGCGGGCGTGGTGAGCTGGCCCCGGCGCAACCCGCGCCACGGCCTGGTGCGAAGGGGTGTGTGATGGAGCTGTCCATCAGCCTGGGTGACCTGCGCGCTTATGGCCAGGGGCTGCGCGATGCGCCCGCCTACACCGACCAGGTGCTGCGCGTGGCCATGACCGAAGCCACCTTGCTCCTTCAACGCGAGTGGCAGGAGCGCCTGCCGCGTGGGGCTTCTGACATTACCGCCGCCAGCATCACGAGCGACGTTGCCAGCACCCCCGCAGGGGTGCTGGGCGTGGTGGGCAGCAGCCAGCCCAGTGCGTTGTTTGTTGAGCTGGGCACCAGGCCGCACATGCCGCCTGCCCAGGCACTGGAGCCCTGGGTCAAGGCCGTGCTGGGCATCCGCGAGCCTAAGGAAGTCAAGAGCGTAGCGTTCCTGGTGGCGCGCAAGATTGCCCGCGAAGGCACGCCAGCGCAGTACCCCATGGCGCGCGCAGCATCAGCCATCGAGGGGCAAATTCTCGCTATGTTCGAGCAAGGTGCGGCCAAGGTGGCCGCGTACCTGGCGGGAGGTGGCACATGACGATGCCTAACACCCTGGCCGCCACCCGTGAAGCCCTGCTCGCGCTGTTGCGCGCCGTGCCTGCTGTGGGTCAGGTGCACCCGTGCGAGCGCTATGCGTCCGACGACCGGGGGTTTAAAGCGGCCTACCAGTACCGTCACACCGACCCCGCCACGGATGGGTTTGGGGCCGATGCGCACATCCGGGGCTGGTACTTGCGCCGCGCTGCCACCTCGGAGCTGAACGCCGATGGCCGCATCCTGAACGAGCACACCTGGCAGATGCGTGGCTATCTCTCGTTTAACGGTGCGGTGGACAGCGAGCTGATCTTTGACGACCTGGTCGAGCGCATGCGCGATGCCGCGCGCTTGGCAGGAAACCTGGGCCTGCCCGGGCTGCTGGGGGCCAGCACGGCCGAGGAACGCGGCCTGCAGGTGGCAAGTTCTGGGCCGGTGTGGTTTGCAGGTGCGTTGTGCCACAGCGCCGTGCTGCAGCTCAAAACCCGCAACTGGGCCGAATGGAGGAAGCCGTGACCACAAAACCCGCCCAACCACGCAAGAAGCCGCCTGCGCCACAGACCCTGGAGCGGGTGTGCCTGGCGCGTGAGCATGAGCACCAGGGCGTCTTGCGTGCGCCTGGCACAGAGATCGAAGTGCACCCCGAAACCGCCCGCTGGCTGCGCGCCGTGGGTGTTGTATCCAACCCCAAGACAAAGGAATGAACCATGTCTTCTGAAGCAGTCATCAAACGCACCTTCGCGCCCGCCGCCCTGGTGGGCCATGTGTACGCCCGCGAACGCGGCGCCACCACCGCGCCCATGCCCATCGGCAACGTGCTGGAGCTGGAGCTGTCGCACAAGGAAGAAGTGCAGACCCAGCCCGACATGACGCAGCTTGGCGGCGGCGTGCATGCCGAGCTGCGCCGCGTGACCGATGTCGAGATCAAGATGAAGCTGGCCGACCTCAACGTGACCAACCTGGCTCGTGCCTCGCTGGGCACGGTGACCGGCGTGGAAGGCGGCGCCGTGGCGGGCGAAGCCCACAAGGTGACACGCGGCGGCATCTTGCGCACGGCGCACATTGCCCCCAAGAACGTGGTGGTGCGCAAGGGCAATGCCGCTGGCACGGCCACGGTGACGGACGAGGAGCACCTCAACGTGAGTAAGGGGGACACAATTGCACTGGACCACCCCGGGGCCACCAACGTGGTGATCCGTGCGGGCGACAGCGTGGCCACGGCCACGCCGCTGACATCCGCAGGAAACTACACGGTGGACGCCGCCGGGGTGCATGTGGATGCCACTGCCCCTGGTGTGACAAACGGCAAGGGCTTTTGGATCAGCTACGAGTACCCCACAGTGGGCGCCGCCGTGCCTGCGGCGGGCAACTGGGAGGCGCGTGCTGCCGGGGTGTTCGTGTTCCCGGATGCTGCGGGCCTGGCCGACGATGAGGATGTCACCGTCGATTACGAGTACGCCAGCTATGCCGTGATCGAAGCGCTGACCACCAAGGCCAAGGAACTGGAGCTGATCTTCGAGGGCTTGAACGAAGCGGACGATGGCAAGCCCAGCATCGTGGAGGTCTGGCGTGCATCCCAAGGGGTGGCATCGAGCATCGGCCTGCTGGCCGACAAGGGCTTTGCGAGCCTGCCCGTATCGGGCGCGGTGCTCAAGGACGACACCAAGAACGGCGCCGCGATCAGCAAGTACTACCGGGTGCGCAAGCTCTAAAAGCTACTTCCACCAATACAAAGGCCGACAGATGTCGGCCTTATTTATTTGTGCTTCGCGCGAGACAGTTACGCCATGGGTTCGGTCAGTGCTCGCTGGTGAACATGCGCACAAAGCCCCACACGATGTAGCCCCCCAGGGCCAGCAAAGCAATCAGCGCGACTGCCATACCCACAGGTACCGAAGCACCCGCCCCCACCAGGAAGGCGATGCAGAGGATGAACAGGATCAGGCGCGGCATGGCTGCATTGTAGGAAAACGTGGCGGACAAGCAAATCAGCACCGAGTTGAGCATTGGCGTGAAGGGCCGGGAGTCAATCACCGGCCTGGCCGATGACCTGGACAACGTCGCCAAGGTGCTCGATGGCGACATGAAGACCGCCGCCCAGGCGGCGGCTGCGCAGTTGCGCGGGCTGGCGCAGCAGGATGCCGCCATCAATGCATTCAACACCCTGGATTCGGAGGCACGGGCCGCAGCGAAGGCGTTGAAGGCTGCGCAAACCGAGGCGGCGAACTATGCCGCCCAGGTGGGCCGTGGTGCCCTGATGACCAAGGAAGAGGCCGATGGCATGGTGCGTCTACAGGCCCAGGTCAAGGCCACCAAGGATGCCTATGATCAGAGCAGCACGGCCCTCAAGACGGCCCAGGCCGAGCTGACACGCTACGGTATCAGCGCCAAGGATGTAGGTGCGGCCCAGCAGCGGCTGCGCGCCCAAATGGGCTCTGTGCGTGAATCTGTTCAGGAGTTGGTTCCCGGCTATCGTGCTGCCGCCGCTGGCGCTGGCGCCGTAGAAAAAAGTGCACGCGACATGGGCGCAGCCGTGCGTCAGGCGGGTGCTCAGTCACAGGAGGCTGCTCAGGGAGTGGGCGTGTTGGGCCAAGCCGCCAAGGCTGCGGGCACGGCAATGGCAGCAGCATTTACCGCACGTGAGGCGGTGGCCGCCGCCGCCAGCATGGAAACGTTACAAGCGGGCCTCAAGGCCGTCACCGGGGATTCCGCGAAGGCCGCGCAAGAACTGGAATTCGTGCGTGCAGTAGCCAGCAAGGTCGGCGTGGACACGGTGGAGGCTGGCCGCGCCTTCCTGGGCCTGGCCGCCAGCACCAAGGGGACTGCCGTAGAAGGCAAGGCCACGCGCGACGTGTTCGAAGCGGTGGCTACCGCCATGGGCAAGGCGGGCAAAAGCAGCGCCGAGACCAGCAACGCCTTGGTGGCGCTGGGCCAAATGGCCAGCAAGGGCACCGTGCAGGCCGAGGAACTGAAGGGCCAGTTGGGCGAAGCGCTGCCCGGCGCGCTGCAGGCTGCTGCGGCGGGCATGGGCATCACAGTGGAAAAGCTGAACGAGCTGGTGGAAGCCGGGAGCATCACAGCCAACGACATCTTCCCGGCGCTGACAAAGGGGCTGAACGAGCTCTACGGCCAAGCCGGCGGTGCACAGACGCTTTCGCAGGAATTCATCAATATCAAGAATGCCTTCACCGACATGAGCGCGCGCCTGGGCGAGAGTGGCGGGCTCAACGCATTCAAGGTGGCGGCCGAGCTGGCACAAATGGCGATACTGCTGTTTGGTGAAGGCTTGGTGTCCGCTGGGCAAAAAATCGGCGTGCTGATGGGGGCCATCATGACGCTGGATTTTTCGCGTGTGCGCGAAGAATTTGCCGCCATTGAAAAAGCCTCGCAAACCAGCATCCTCAAGGCGGCGCAGCACAACGACACGCTGCGCGCATCGCTGGAGCTGGTGAACCCCGAACTGGGCAAAACCAATGGCGCGGCAGCGGCAGCAGCCGCAGGGCTGGCGCAAGCTGGTGGTGCAGCACAGGCTGCGGGTGCGCAGGCGGCGGCGAGCGCTGGCGACTGGACGCGCCTGCAGGTGGGCTATGGCAATGTGCTGGCCAGCGTGCAGGAGAGCATTTCCCTGGCGCAAAAGAGCGTTGCCGCGCGCGAGGCCGAGGGCAAGGCGGCCATGGATCTTGCCACCGCCTTTGGCACCGAGGGGCAGCAGCGCGCAGCCGCTGCCAGCGCGGCCCAGGCCAGCGCACAGGCGCTGGAACAACTGGCGCAGGCCCGCCAAACCGAGCTGGACACGCTCAAGGCCAAGCTGCAGTCGATGGAATTCGAGGTGGCGGCCGAACTGAAGGTGGACGATGCGCGCAGGAAGCAGCTGGAGGATCTGCGCACACTGATCGCCGAGCGCACCGAGGAAACGCGCAAGGCCCGCGCCCAGGCCGATGCCTCTTCCGTGGTGGCTGCCAAAGCCACGGCCGAGGCCCAGGCCCACAAAGACAACGGCGGCCGCGTGCGCGAGCTGGGTGACGCTTACGCGCATGCCGAGGTCAAGGTGCTGGAGCTGCGCGCCGCGCAGGAGCAAGGGCGCGCCACGGCGCAGCAGGTGGCCCAGGCCGAGCGCGACGCCGGGGCGGCGCTGGTGCTGTACCGTGATGCGCTCAAGGACTCGGCCCAGGCCACGCGGGCGGACATCGCCCTCAAGCGCAGCGCCATCGGCGTGCGCCAGTCCGCGCTGCAGCTGGCCATCGCCGAAAAGCAAACCGCCTACGAGCTGGCCCAGGCGCAGGGCGATGAAGCCGGTGCGGCCCAGGCGCTGCTGGAAATCAAGCGCCTGGAGGCCAAGCAGGCGCTGCTGTCGGCTCAGGCCAAGCGCGTCGAGGCCGAGGGTGTGTTGGCTGCAGCCGAGGCAAAGCGTAAGGACTTGGAGCTCAGGGGGCTGCTGACGGAGGCGGCGCAGGCAGAGATCGACGCATCCATCAACTCGGCCACGGCGATGCTCAACCAGGCCAAGGCAGCGGAGGAGCTTGCCAAGAAGCTGGAGCGGCTTGCGGGTCTGCGTGGCGGTGGTGGTGGTGGCGGCGGCGGCGCGGGCGAGACCCTGCAAAACGTGGGCGACAGCGCCGACAAGGCGGGCGACAGCCTCAAGGGCATGGGCGACAAGGCGGAAAAAGCGGGCAAGCAAACTGCCGGCGCCGCCAAGGAGGCCTCCCAGTCCGCCGACAGCCTGGTCAGCATGTGGTGGCGCGGAGAAAACGGCGCCAGCAAGTACGCGCAGGCGGTGAACAAGGCCATGTGGGAGACCGTGCGCTTCCACCCGCAAACCGAGGCGGGCTTCGCGGCCATGAGCGCCCAGGCCAACAAGATGATCGAGACCCTGGAGGGGATCGATGCTGCTCAGCAAAAGCTGCAGCAGTCTGCCCAGGGCAGCGATGCGGCGCTGGCTGATATGCGCATGCGCCTGCTGGAGATCGACGGCACCGAGGAGGAGATCGCTGCCGCCAAGGCCGAGCGCGAGCGCAACCAGATCACGCTGGAGCTGCAGCGCCTGCAGCTCGAAATGGAGCGCGCGCGCGTCTGGAAAGACAACGCCAAGCTGGCCGAGCTGGACAAGGAAATCGCCAAGCAGAAGGAAATGCTGGCGTTGCTCGGTCAGATTGAGGAGAAAGAGCGCGCACAGCGCAAGCGGGAATCCGACAAGCAGCAGGCGCAAGAGAAAGAGCGCACCAAGAGCAGCACCAGCTCCAGTGCAGGCCCCGGTGCAACGCCGCCTGGTGCGGGCCCCAGCACTGCGCCCCCATCTTCTGCGCCCGGCGCCAGTCCGGACAGCAGCCCTGGCGTGAAGCCAGGCGCTGGCAGCACGGTCTACGTCTCGAACATCACCATCGACGGCCGCCGCCAGTCGGTGGGCTACGCCGACCGGCAGAGTCAGCTCAACGGCGATGCGCTCATCCGCTCGCTGGCTGAAGCCAAGAGGGTTGCCCAATGATCACGCTTGCCCGCGCTGGTGAGGTGCTCACCCTGTCCGACCGTCTGCTGTGGACGGACGAATACGCCTGGACGCCCGTTGTGACAGCGCAGAAGTGGGGGACGCACGGCGCACTCATCGTGCACGTCGGCAAGCGCAAGGCGGGGCGCCCCATCACGCTCGACGGGCGCGACAGCCGCGCCTGGATCGAGCGCGCGCAGTGCGACCAGCTCAATGCGTGGGCCGCGTTGCCGGGTGCCGAGTTCAGCTTGGTAGTGCGCGGCCAGGCGCGCACGGTGCTGTTCCTCGAATTCACTGCCGACCCGATCTGGCGCCTGGAAGACAGCGAGATCAACGGCCAGACCGTCTACGTCCCCTTGTTTAAATTTCTGGAGGTGTGATGCCACTGCTTGCAGGCGACATCCGTTTTGCGCGCTCGGCCAACATGGCCGACGTGCCCGAGGGCGGCGGCCCTCCGTCCGCGCAGTTGCTGACCAGCGGGCGCAGCAACGAAATCTTCCCGGACATTTCCGAGGAGACGCGCACCGTGGGGCGCGTGGAGATCTATTCGATCTTCGGTGTGCTGCGCAATGCCGACCAGGCGCCGCTGTATGGCGCCAACGTGATCATCGCGCAGCCGCCCGCTGACCCGCGCGTGAGCGTCACCATGCTCACGCTCAAAGACCCCTTCGCCACACGCAAGCAGATCGCGCAGCGTATCGAAAGCGGCATGACGGCGGGCAGCGAGTGGAATGGCTACCTGCTGGAGAACCACTACGAGACCATGAAGGCATGCCAGCTCCTGCAGCGGCCCGGCATGCCGCCACCCGCTGTTGGTAAGACCTATGTGCTGGTGTACATGGAAGGCCAGGCGGGTGAGCGCTACCAGCGCGTGCGCATCAAGAGCGTGGACACGCAGACGCGCACCTTCACGGAGGTCATCAACGGCACATTGGTTGATTTCCAGGCGCAGGTTTCGACATGCGAGTTGTTTGATGCACTGCTTTACGACTTTCCTGGATCGCCTCCGACCCGGTTCTTTGCACGCAATGCGCAAAAAACGATGGTGCGCGAGACGGTCTATTACGACGGCGGCCTGTTCTACGGCGCAAGCCGCCTGACGGCTGCAACGCAGATCACCGACACCTGGATTCAGGCCGAGAGCATCTACACGCAGATCGTGCCCAACAACCGTACCGAGGCCGTCAGCGTAGACCAGCGGCCCACGGCACGGCGCACCATCGTGCTGGCCGAGGCGCCGCGCCGCGTCGAGGTGGGCATCACGCCGCACACCCAGCGCATCAAAGTGCAAGAGGAAAACCTCGGCCTGAACTACGTAATCCAGTGCTCTCCGCTGCCGGAGCCTGGCACGCTGCTTATCGACTACTGGGCGCAGGGCCAGCGCTACACGATTGCCGACGATGGCGCTGGCAAGCTCACGGGCTGGGGTGGCGGGTCGGTGTCGTACCTCACGGGCACGGTGATCGTGACGCTCAAGGCGCTGCCCGACATCGGCTCCCTGATCTGCATGAGCCATGGCACGCGCACGGCGTACACCAGCCGCGCGGGCCAGGGTGCCGTGGTGCCCCGGCCCGAGTACTGCTTTGTGCTCGGCGGCGATGACGAGGCCACCGCCTCTGACCGCGTCGTGCCCGGCAGCTTTTCGATTGAATACCCCAGTGCCGGTGTCGTGCGCACCGTGTCTGACGATGGCACGGGCAAGCTCACGGGCGCTGCCACGGGCGTGCTGGACTATCCCAGCCGCACGCTGCTGCTGCGCCCCACGCACATGCCCGATCCGGGCGCCGTTTTTCAGATCTCCTGCCAGTTTGAGACGCTGGTGACCGAGATTGTCGGCGGTGCGCTCGTGCCGGATGCCGGTGGCTACATCAACTTCGGGCTCGCGCAACAGCCCGCCGCGGGCACGCTGCAGCTGCAGTGGGCTGTGGGCCGCCAGGTCAGCGCCAGTAGCGGCGGCAACCTCACCACCACCACCGCCACGAAATCGGCGGACGCAACCTATATCTGGAAATCCGCCCCGCAGTGGGTGGAGCCAGTAGCCACCAGCGGCAGTGGCGTCAACTGGCCGCGCAGCGCCTGAGGAGTACGAAATGGGCAGATGGACTCTTATCAGTACGCCGATGGCTATGGTCACCAGCAGCTCCAGCAAGGCCACGATGACCGAGGAAACCGGCAAGACGTCGGATAACCGCATCGTCACCGTGAAGACCGTCACTGACGACGGCGCCGGGCAGCTTGGCTTCGGGCGTGGCACGGTGGACTACGTGGGCAAGGCGGTCTCGCTCAAGGTCGTGAACTTTGACAAGCAGACCGAGGCGTACAAGAGCGACTACGAAAACGCCACGAATTTCGCGCGCGCCGTGACCGATGGCGAGGGCGACTGGAAAGACGACGGCAAAAAGGGTGGCGAGTACGGCACGGCCAGCGTGGGCGAAGAGCTGTTCTCGGGCTCCAGCCTGGTTGCGCGCTATCGGGTGGGTTCCAGTGTGCCGCGTACGCACACCGAGCAGTTTGAGCCCGGCGAGGTCATGCTGCAGCTGTGCCCCTACACCTCCCACCGGGTCGTGGCAGGCAGCGTGCAGTTCCGCTGGATGGGCCAGGTCTATGAGGACTTTGAGGGCGTCATTTACCGGGGGCGCACCGCGTCCGACCCCGGCATCGCATCGGGCCGCATGGACTACGAGACCGGCTGCGCCTTCATGTACGACTACGTGGTGGGCGGCATGGGCCCGCAGGACTTCACGCTGCTGAGCCTGTGGACGGTTGCCGGTCAATGGCACACGTCCAGCGTGTTCTTCAACACCGAGGTGGCGCCGCTGCGTGCAGGCGCCGGTGGCTTGGTGCTCTCGGTGGTCGATACGCATGGCGCCACGCTGACGGCCAACGTCAACGGCCAGGGGGTGGTCAGCGGTCTGCACATGTGGGGTGCGGTGGACTTCGCCCGGGGCGGCGTGCAGCTCCAGTTCGGCGATTTCGTGCTGGACTCCAGTTTGACTGCTGCTGAGAAGGCCGAGTGGTGGTACAGCGCGGCCGATGTGGGCGCGGTGCAGGCGGGCAAGATCTGGCGGCCGTGGCCGGTCGATCCGACCACGCTGCGCTACTCGTGCGTCAGCTACGTCTATCTTCCGGTGGATGCCAGCCTCATGGGCTTGGACCCCGCCGCGCTGCCGCCCGATGGCCGCGTGCCCTTCGCGCGCCCGGGTGACACCTGCGTGGTCGGCGTCACACACAGCGGGCCTGCGTTTGTGCCGTTCGTGGGTGAGACCTACAGCGTCGGCCATGAGCGCCTGTCGTTCGTGCAGGTGCTCGATGACGTCACTGGCGCCGAAATCCGCACGGGCTACACGCACGATCTGGACGCGGGCACGCTCACCTTCACAGACTTGACGGGCTACCCGGCCCAGATACGGGTGGTTGGCCGTACCGAGGTGTACCGCCAGATCGCCGAGGTGCGCATCGACGGCAAGGTGCGCCTGACCGAGCCCGTGGGCTACGCCTTCCCGGCTGGGGCCGTGTTCTCGACGGCGCTGCGCCAGAACGACCGCTTCGCACGCGTCTCACGGGTGTATAGCCAGGCGAGCTGGAGCGGCACCACCTGGTACGACGGGGTAGACCCCGCCAAGGGTGAGGCAGCCGCCAAATACAACCACGCGGGCGTACCCATCGAAGTCACCAACCGTGGCGCCATCACCGAGCGCTGGGCGCTGCGCATGCGCTCGGACGGCGTGACCTTCGACCTGATCGGCCAGCACCTGGGCCAGATCGCCAGCGGCACGATCAATGCGGATTTCGCGCCCATCAACGTGGCGGCGGGAGCGCCTTATTTGACGGTGCGCGCAGCCGGATGGAACACCGGCTGGGTGCAAGGCAACGTGCTGTTTGTGGACACCGTGGGTGCCGAAGGCCAGATCGCCGTGGTGCGCTGCACCCAGCCCAGCAGCCCCGCTGTGGCGGATGACAGTTTCTGGCTTGTGCAGCGCGGCAGCGTGGCGCGGCTTCCGGGTAACGAGTAAGCGTGGGAGAAGAAATGCTATCTACATCGGTCAAATGGATCCGCAACGACATGCGCGGAGCGCCCGTCATCAACGGCAACACGCCTGGGTGCCTGATCGCGGCGCTCGATGCGTTGCTGGTCACCGGCTGGGGCACAACCACGGCGCTCAGCGTCTCGGTCTCAGGCGGTATCGCTACGGCCACGGTCAATGCGGGCAGCAGCTTCGCAGAGCATGCTGTGGTGTGGGTCGATGGTGCGACGCCTTCCGCGCTCAATGGCGAGGCGCGCGTGCTGACAGCGAGCAACACGCAGATCACGTTCGCAACAACAGCCCCAGACGGCGTGGCCACGGGCGCGATCACGCTCAAATATGCCCCTGCAGGCTGGGAAAAGGTTGACACCAGAACCAACAAGGCCGTGTACCGCAGCACGGATGTGACTGGCGCACGCTTTTACCTGCGTGTCGATGACAGCAATGGCCTTTTCGCCAGAGTGCGCGGCTACGAGACCATGAGCGACATTGACACTGGCACCGGGCTTTTTCCACTCGATGCGCAAATCGCCACGGGTGGCGGCTACTGGCACAAGTCCACAGCAAGCAATACGACAGCAATCCCGTACCTGCTGGCTGCAGATGCAAAGCTGCTGCTGCAGGCTGTGTGTTTTGGCGTTGCGAACAGCGCAAACAACACCACAACAGCCGTTTTCGGCTTTGGCGAAGGTGTGGCACTCAATCCTGCGGGTGATGCCTTTGCTACTGTGTTGTCTGCGACGGGCAGCATCGGCAGCGGCCTCCAGTATGGCGGCCTGTCTGGTGCCTCCACCGACAGCGCCACCTCCGGCGCAGCTACCTTCGCACGCGGCTGGCAAGGGCTGGGTAGTGCGGTATATGCGCGCCCTGTGCCAGAGGGCGGGAACGTCACCATGCTATCCGGCAGCGATGGCACGCTAGGCATAGCCCCCGGGCGTGTAGATGGCGCAATCCGCATGGCGCGCATGATGCTCAAAGACCAGGCGACGAACGACTTGCGCGCCGTAGTGCCTGGCTGCCACTTTGTGCCGCAGGTGCTTGACAACACACCTTTCCCCACGCCCTTTGCTTTGAATGACGGCGCTGGGGCGCTGGCCGGGCGCAAGCTTGCGGCTGTGCCTGTCGGGCAATCTTCGGGCAGCCGCTCCGGCACCGCATTTGTCGATGTCACCGGCCCCTGGCGCTAAGGCGGGCGCATGAGCAGTCCCATCCTCCTACCGCTAGCGCGCCACGGCCTGCTGCAGTGTGCGCCTGGTGCGCAGTTCAGCGGCGTGCTACCACTGCCCCGGCCCAGCCGCTTGCCCCAAGACTACCGGCACACCAATCCCACGCTAGGCGTGATTGCTGACCGGGTGATGTTTCGCGCCTCGGCTGTATCGCCTGAGGCGCCATTTGTGTCTGGCCGGGTGTGGCTGCTGCGCGCGGCGGACGGCTTCAAAGCCTGGGAGGGCTACAGCGACGCTCAGGGCCACTACCGCGCCGAGGGCCTAGAGCTGGGTGTCTCCTACATCGCTGTGGCGATTGACCCTTGGGGCAACCACAAGACCGTGGGCGCTGGCCCGGTAGTAGCGCGGGAGGATGCATGACCATCAGCACCGCACACCGCGCCGCGCGCAATGCAGCATCCATCGCTATGGCTGATGCGGGCGCTGGCCCATCAAGCGTCAAAATTTACACCGAGCAGGGTGGGGTGCTGCTGGCGGTATGCCGCCTGGCCAAACCGTGCGGCACGATCAATGCGCAGGGCCGCATCGCGCTGCAGCAAGCGGCGCAGCAAGACCTGGTGCTTGCCACCGGCACGCCATCGTGGGGTGAGTGGTGCGACGGCAATGGCGTGCCGATTTTTGGCGCGGCCGTCACCGATGCCTGGGGCCCTGGGCCTTTCCAAATCAAGGGCACGCCCGAGGGTGGCCCATTCGTCATCTACGCGGGCGGCGTTGTGCCGCTGAGCGATACCGCGCTGTTGGGGTAGCCGTGTGGGTGACGCAAAACTCCTCTTCTTCGCGCCGCAGGACGGAACTGGCCGACTGGTTTTTGGCGACACCGGGGGTGGCGAGGTCATCCCTGATGCGCCGCTTGCCATCGATGCCGACTTGCCCGGCCTGGACTATGGCGGGCCGCTGGTGCTGCGCTTTGGCACGGGGCTGTCAATGGATGTCGATCTACCGGGCCTTGATGGCACGGTGGTGCTGGAGTGGGATGCCAACGTCAGCCGGGGCGGTGTGCGCGCCGAGCTGCAATCAGTCTGGCAGGAGGCTGCGCCTGCGGCCGCTGGTGCTTCGCTGCCTTGGCGGGAGTCCGCACCGCTGCGCGTGGCAGCCCAGGCGCGCTGGCAAGAGGCTACACCCCTGGCCACTGCCACCGCTACACGCTGGCAAGAGGGCGAGCGCCAGCGCACTGCCGTGGCCGTGCATTGGCAAGATGCGCAGCAGCTGGGCGGGGGTGTGGTGCTGGCCTGGAAAGAGGCGCAGCACCAGTGCACTGCCGTGGCCGTGCGCTGGCAAGACGGGCAGGGCCTGCGTGCGGCCGTGGCCGCCCACTGGCAGCAAATGCGGCCCCGGCGTGCCGCTGTGCTCACACACTGGCAAGAGGCTCAGCCGCTGCGCGCCGCCGTTGGCGAGCACTGGCGTGATGGGCAAAGGCTTAGCCTGGGCCTGCGCAGTCACTGGCAGGACGGTATGCGGCCCCCGCCTGGCATGTACGTGCCGTCGCAGCCGCCCAAGCGCCCCCCGTGCTACGACCCGGCAACGCTGGGGCGCCTTGTTTTCAATGAGCTGGCCACGGGCGATGGGCGGCTGGTCTTTGTGTGCGAGCGGGCTGGGCCGCCGCCGCACCCAGCTGACATCGTCGTGCCAGCGCGCAGGAGCTATGTCGTGATCAACAGTATCGAGATTCGCCGTGCCGACGACCTGAGCGGGCCGCCGCTGCCCAGTGAGAGCTTCAGCATGCAGCTCAACCGGCAGAGCTGGACGTGGACATTCAGCGCCACGTTCCATGCCTCGGCCCGCGATGCGGTGACTCCTCCCATGGGCCAGGCCGTGGAGATCGAGGTGCGGGTCAACGGCCAGCCGTTTCGGCTGCAGATCGAGCGCGCGCCGCGTAGCCGCCGCCTGCCGGAGCACGTCGTCACGACATCGGGGCGGGGTAAGGCGGCGGTGCTCGACCCACAGCGCGGCTTGGTTATGAACTTCGGCTCGGCGCTGGACCGCACTGCACACCAGCTCATGAGCGAGGTGCTCACTGTGAACGGCGTGGGTTTCGGCTGGAGCGTGGATTTTGGGCTGCAGGACTGGCTTGTGCCCGGGGGCGTCTGGATGCATCAGGGCTCCATGGTCAGCGCACTGGCCGACATCGCGGGCAGTGTGGGCGGCTACCTCCAGCCGCATGACACCGACAGCGTGATGCGCGTGCTCCCCCTGTGGCCCATGGAGTGGTGGCGCTGGCAGCAGGAGCTGGTGCCGCAGATCGAGCTGCCTGAGGGGTTCTCGGAGATCGATGAGACCGAGGTGCTCGACTTACCCGAATACAACCGCATCTTCGTGCACGGCGCGGCCGGTGGTGTGTTCGCGGATCTGACCCGGCCGGGCACGGCGGGCGACGTGCTCAAGCAGCCCATGGTGGTGCATCCCTTGATTACCACCATTGAGGCGGCCAAGGCCCGCGCCCGCGCTGAGCTGTCGGAGTCCGGCCTGATGCTGCGCCACAAGATGACGCTGCCGGTACTGCCCGCCACGGGTGTGATCAAGCCAGGCACGGTGCTGCGGTACTGGGATGACGTCTCGGTGCAGCGCCTGGGCATTGTGGATTCGACGGACATAACCCATGCATTCCCGGTGCTCACGCAATCGCTGGAGGTGCTCAGTCATGCCTAACCTTTTTTTGCAGCTCAAGGAGCTGCTGGCGCCTGGCCGGGTGCAGATCGCCACGGTGGTGTATTGCGCCAACGGCTCGACCATCGTGGAGCTGCCCGGTGCGGGCCAGGTGCGTGTGCGCGGCGAGGCTGCCGTGGGCGCAAAGGTGTTTATCCAGGATGGGGTGGTTCAGGGGCCTGCGCCTGATCTGCCGGTGTATGTCGATGTGATTTAAAAAAAGACAGGGCGAATGCTTGGGGTGCGTGAACACCCCTCGCAAACGTCTTTGCCGTGGGTGAGCACGGCATCAACCAGAGACCCTGCCACCTAGCTAGGCGGGTCGAATCATAGGTGATGCCGACATGAAAGAAGTGAGATGCGGGCGCTGCAGCAAGCTGCTGGCCCGCGCCGAAGGAATCGTAGAGATCAAGTGCCCGCGCTGCGGGTGCCTGAACCACTGGAGAGCCTGCACCGCTGATCGCAGCGGCCCGAGCCCCAAGCCAGAACGCCATGAGCGTCATTCAACAAGGAACCATGATGACGCAACTGAAAAGCCCATTGGCGTGGCTGGGCGGCAAGAGCCGCCTGGCCGACCGGATCATCGAGAGGATGCCGGATCGCCAGACCTACTGCGAGGTGTTCGCGGGCGCGGCCTGGGTGCTCTTTAAAAAGCCCGAAAGCAAAGTCGAGATCATCAACGACATCAACTCGGAACTCACCAACCTGTACAGGTGCGTCAAGTACCACCTGGGTGAGTTGGTAGCGCAGTTCCGCTGGATGCTGGTGTCGCGTGACGAGTTCGACCGCTTTCTCAAAACCCCTGCCGACACCCTCACAGACATCCAGCGCGCGGCCAGGTTCTTCTACCTTGCCAAGAGCAGCTTCGGCGCGCGCATCGTGCGCCCGACCTACGGGATCTCTGCCACCGGCGCGCCTCGGCTCAACCTGCTGCGGATCGAGGAAGATCTCAGCGAGGCCCATCTGCGGCTCGCCAGGGTGTTCATCGAGAACAAGCCCTACGACCAGGTCATCCAGCGCTTTGACAAGCCCGGCACCCTGTTCTACGTGGACCCGCCGTACTGGGACTGCGAGGGCGACTACGGGGAGGGCTTGTTCAGCCGGGAGGATTTTGGGCGCCTGGCGGGGCTGCTGGACGGCCTCAAGGGACGCTTCATCCTGAGCCTGAACGACACGCCGGGCGTGCGTGAGACCTTCGCCAACTTCCACATTGAGGCCGTGAAGACGCGCTACAGCATTAGCGGGGCCAAGAAACAGGAAGCGGCCGAGGTGCTGATCAGCAACTTCAAGCGGGTGGCGTAG